GCCGACCCCACTGTTCATTGAGCAGAGCTAGTTCCTGACCGAGCATGAGTGAATTATACATGACGGCCGAGAACGAAGTGATGGGGAATCCGGTAATATCGGCTCCTTTCCGGATCCACTTCTTTGCAAACTCAAAGGAGTTTGGTGAGTAGTGTGACTTAACTGGGGATATTCCTACACCCAGAGCTACCACCATAATATCTCTGTACTCTTTCGAGATATTAAAATTAACAGTGAGGTTTCTCTCACCCCCATAAGCTCCTCGGGTAAAAAGAGGAGGTTGGAACCCCGACCGAGGTCTTAGGAGCATGCCCCTAAGATCGGTCAACACGATGTCGTCCCCCAAAAGCGCATATCCACGGTAAAGAAGACGAGGGTTTCACCCCGCTCTTTTAGCCGCTATTTGCACAGCGACATGATGGCAGTATGCGAATACTGCCCATGACGAGTACCCCCCCTGGGGTTGACCCGCTGAATATGGATATGTCCCAGTGACACCCTTTTTGGTATTATATAAGGGGAAGTCAAAAGGAATACCCGACATGACTTGAATCCAAGCAGAAGCCTTTTCTTGACCAAATAATTCGGTCAATACTAAGTATATAAAGCTGGACGAAAATCTGTCGGTAGCCTTTTCTAAATCCGTTGAGGAATAAAATACTTTCCTATGATTATAACGGAATTGGGGCTCGACACCGATCTGATCGAAGAACCGAGAGAGTTTGGAGACAGATGTCCCCTGATCGAATGTGCAGTCCGTAGGGATCTTCTTAAGATGTTTCATAAAAGAATCATGTCAAGGTCTTAAGCACATCTGAGAAAAATAATCAAAGATGGCTATAACCCGGCATTTTCCTTCGATGTCATCAACAGTTGATAACTTCCGGAGACATGGCCTAGTAGGCACATCCTTTCCGTATCAATAGCATTTTTGTATTGACCGGAGAGTCTGCATGCATATTCTGTATTGGAGTTTCCAGATTGAGTTAAAACTCTTTCATGGTGCGGAATGTTCCTTAAAACAGCTGGTTAATAAAGCCACAAAGTTAAGGATCCGCACTTGTACACTGTGTTTGAATTCCAGTGAGGAATGCTCTTCAATACATTCAGGTCGAATGGTATTGGATAATATGTCAATAGCATGGCTATTTTCATAGACATCTTGGACATAATTCCCAATACCAGGACATAAAATCTCAAGATTTGA